ACACTGACAATGAAATTGCTGATGATCCTGCACAACACAAACAAAGCCATGTCATGGAATTACTAGACGCTGGCAAATGGACAGGCAACATCGTGGCATTACCCAATAACAGGGTGAGAGTCACACATCCGGCATGGTTTGAGACAGGAGAAGGTGCGCCAGACTTCAGACCATCACAACATATTCACTATTCTAAATCTGATTTGGATTACACCTTAGATGTAAACCAAGTCTTTGATAACATGTATTCGGGAGAACCTGATGATGAAATCTAAGATGGGTACTAAAATGATGCCCAAGAGAATGGCAGGAGGCAAGAAACTGCCAATGGTTACTAATAAAGCTGGTGACGAAGTGCCATTTTTTGCGGCTGACGGAAAAGGCAAGATGATGGGTGGCGGTAAGGTTCCCAAGACAAAAGGTTACTTCAAAGGTGGAAAAACAAAAGGAATGGCTAAAGGCGGCAAGACTAAAGGTTATGCGGCTGGCGGTAAAACCGTTGCTAGAGGATCTGGTGCGGCTAGAACTCAATACTTCGGGAAGAATGGCTAAATGGCTATTGATCGCCCCTTGGGTACGCCCCTTCCTGTAAATCAGGATATGGGCGAAGTTGAAATTGAAATAGAAAACCCTGAGTCGGTTTCTATTGAAACGCCTGATGGCGGTGTGTTAATTGACTTTGATCCCAGTATGGGCGAGATGATGGGCATGTCCCATGATGCGAATCTAGCGGAAGTGGTTGATCCAAAAGAATTAAACATCATGGCATCTGACCTGATAGGTCAATACAAGACAGACAAAGAAAGCAGAGCAGATTGGGAAAGGTCTTACATAGACGGACTTGAACTGCTTGGCTTGAAGCATGAAGAAAGAACTACCCCCTGGGATGGGGCATGTGGTGTGTTCCATCCCCTTTTAACAGAGGCAGTTATAAGGTTTCAGTCTCAATCCATACAAGAACTGTTTCCTGCTAGTGGTCCTGTAAAGACAAGTATCGTAGGGGCAATCAATGATGATAAAGAGAAACAGGCACATCGCGTCCAAGATTACCTAAACTATCTTGTCACTGAGAAAATGACAGAATATCGCACCGAAACGGAGAGGATGCTATTTTCGCTACCTTTGGCTGGCTCTGCGTTTAGGAAAGTTTACTACGATCCCACTATGGGAAGACCTTGCAGTATGTTCGTTCCTGCTGAAGACTTCGTTGTAAGCTATGGTGCGTCTGATTTAGCAACCTGTGAACGTGCTACACATGTAATGAAGAAGAGTCCTAACGATATTAGGAAGCTTCAAGTGTCAGGATTCTACCTTGACATGGACTTACAAGATGGCGCACCAGACCCTGATAGAGTGAAAGAGAAGTATAACGAGCTAACTGGAGACAACGGTAGCTACGAATCAGACTCTAGGCACACCTTATTAGAAATGCAGGTTGATTTAGACCTACCTGGCTTTGAAGATTCACAGAACGGAAAGCTTACAGGCATTCACTTGCCCTATGTAGTGACCATTGATCTAGGTTCCAGAGAGATTTTGGCTATCAGACGCAACTGGTACGAGTCAGATCAGTACAAAAACAAGCGAGAACACTTTGTTCACTACCAGTATATCCCAGGTTTAGGCTTTTACGGCTTTGGTTTGATCCACATGATCGGTGGATTAGCCAAATCAGCCACCTCTTTGCTCCGACAACTGGTAGATGCAGGTACTTTGAGCAACCTACCTGGAGGTTTGAAGGCCAGAGGTCTACGAATTAAGGGTGATGACACCCCAATCATGCCAGGAGAGTTCAGAGATGTGGACGTTCCAGGCGGTTCGATCAAAGAAAACATAAGTTTCCTGCCCTACAAAGAGCCAAGCGGAGTTTTGTACCAACTTTTGGGCAATATTGTAGAGGAAGGACGAAGATTTGCGTCTGCGGCTGACGTAAAAGCGGCAGACATGAACGCAGAAGCCCCAGTTGGCACTACTTTGGCAATTTTAGAGCGTTCAATGAAAGTTATGAGTGCAGTTCAGGCCAGATTACACGCTTCAATGCGAGATGAACTAAAATTATTGTCTAATTTGGTGCGAGATTACGGCCCACAAGCGTATCCGTACCTTATGGACAGCGAAATTCCTGTATCAGAGGACTTCGATGACCGAGTAGACATCATTCCAGTAAGTGATCCTAATGCAGGGACGATGGCACAGCGAATTATGCAGTATCAGGCGGCATTACAGCTATCTGCACAAGCACCACAGATGTATGACTTGCCATTATTGCACCGTCAGATGCTCGAAGTGCTTAATATTAGGGATGCAGAGAAGATTGTCCCTACCGAAGACGATATAGCACCAACAGATCCTGTGTCAGAGAACATGGACATCATAAACGGCAAGCCTGTGAAGGCGTACTACTATCAGGATCACGAAGCGCACATACAAGTTCACATGTCTGCAATGCAAGACCCCAAGATACAAGAGCTTTTGTCTCAAGCACCCGATGCAGGGAAGATACAGGCCGCATTTGCCGCACATGTCCAGCAACACTTGGCCTTCTTGTATCGACAGCAGATAGAGAAAGAACTTGGCACGAAGCTTCCGCTACCTGGCGAGAAGTTGCCTGAAGACATTGAATACAGAATATCAGAGCTTGTCGCACCAGCAGCCGCACAGTTGCTTGGAAAGAATATGCAGGAACAGCAAATGCAACAGAATCAGCAGATGCAAGAAGACCCTGTTATTCAAATGCAACAGCGAGAACTGCAAATTAAAGAGATGGAAGCGCAGAGTAAAGCCATGATAGAGCAGGCTAAGTTACAGCTAGAATCTCAGAAGGCAATGATGAAGTCTCAACTTGATCAACAGAAAGCAGATCAAGATATGGAGATAGAACAAGCCAAACTCGCTGTTCGTATTTCAGAAGATAACGAAAGAGATCAATTAGAAACTAAACGGATAGCTTCTAAAGAACAAATCGAAGGCGCAAAGCTAGGCGTAGAGATAGCAAAAGATGTCTTTAACAATGAGTAATCTCTCTGAAAACAACATATTTGACCATTTAAAGAGCGTTTTAAGGACGCAAATGAATGAAATGGCAGATCATGTAAGCGGAGGGGGTTGTAAAACGCTTGAAGACTACGCAAAATGCTGTGGAATTATTGAAGGTTTAGCTGTTGCTGAACGAGAAATACTTGACTTAAAAGAGAAATATGAGAAATGATCTGTCCTTGTGGGGGTCAACTTCTCCCATATTGGGAACTTAAAGATGGAACTCTCGCCTCGAAATGTAGAGGTTGTGGCAGAAGACATCATATTCCTCCATTAAAGGATATCGCTGTAAGTAACAGCGCAAGCGACTCTGGACGCTCTTCTCCAGTGCAAGGGAAAGAAACTAATGGAAGCATTAGCAAAAGATAAGAAGCTACCTGAAGATCAGACAACTGAAGAATGGTTAGCGGATTACAAAGAAGACGAGTCCGAAGAGGCTCGACAGGCACATCAGTTGCCTGATCCTTCGGGATATAAAATACTGATCGCACTGCCAGACCCTGAGAAGGAGTTTGATGGCGGTATTATCAAGTCTAACAAGACTCTCTATGAGGAAGAGATCGGATCTATCGTTGGGTTTGTCACCAAACTGGGGCCAGACTGTTATAACGATAAGAAAAGATTTCCATCTGGGCCTTTCTGCAAAGAAGGAGATTGGATTCTAATGCGCTCTTATAGCGGCACTAGATTCAAAGTCCACGGAAAGGAATTCAGATTAATCAACGATGACAGCGTTGAAGCTGTAGTCGAAGACCCAAGGGGGATTGTTAAGGCATGAGCGAACAAGAATCGGTACAAACAGAAGAAGATAAGTTCTTTGGTGTACGCACCAAGATAGGCGGTCAACAACAAGAAGAACCTGTTGAAGAAGAAGAAGTTGTAGAAGCCTCTGATTCCGAAGAAGGTGAATTGACAGACGATGAACTGCCAAATTACAGCAAGAGGGTTCAGAAAAGAATCAACAAGCTGAAATACGAATCTCACGAAGAGAGACGTAAGACGCAATCTGCGATGCAAGAGCGAGATGAAGCGTTTCGTGTTGCTCAACAGATAGCAGAGAAAAACAGAGAATACGAGTCTTTGATTGGTCGAGGAGAACAAGCTCTTATCAATCAGGTAAAAGAACGTGCGGCTTTGGCTGTAGATCAAGCAAAAGAACAGTATAGAAAAGCTTATGAAGAGGGTGACACAGACAATGTTGTTAACGCTCAAGAAGCTCTAACCAAAGCTACAGCGGAGTTAAGCGAAGCTGATAGATATGCTCAAAGTATGAGTAATCAACCAGCACCTCAACAGGAAAATTGGCAACCACCGCAACCAGCACAACAACCTGTTCAACAGCCTGTTCAACAGCCTGTCCAGCAAAGACAGATAGATCCAGAAGCTCAACAATGGGCAACAAAAAATCCGTGGTTTATGAGAGAAGGTTATGAAGAAATGACCTCTCTTGCCTACGGAAAACATGCTTCTCTTGTGAAGCAAGGGGTAGTACCGAATACCCCTGAGTATTTTAAACAAATCGATGAAACGGTCAGAAGAGCGTTTCCAGATCACGATTGGCAGGATGGCAATGTTCCACAAGCCCGCACCTCACCTGCCTCTCAACCTTCGCAGGTGGTGGCTCCCACGACAAGAAACAATGGAGCTAAACCGCGCACAGTGAGGCTTTCGGCAACCCAACGCTCTCTCGCTAAGAGGCTGGGTTTAACAGACGAGCAATATGCTAAATATGTATAGTCAGGAGACTACCAATGACTGAAGAGCGCACCCCTAGAGATATTGAAGAAAGAGATAATTACACTAGACCGAGTGATTCTTGGACACCTGCTTCTGTAATTCCCAATCCAGCCCCGAAAGACGGCTGGGTATTTCGTTGGGTCAGGACAAGTATTATGGGTCAAAGTGATGGAACTCATACATCTAGAATGTTTCGGGAAGGTTGGGAGCCTGTAAAGGCAGATGACCATCCAGAACTCATGCTAGAGTCTGATATTAATTCCAAGTTTGTAGGTAACATCGAAGTTGGTGGATTGC